ATCCTTTGTTTGCTGCAAAGAGTTAACAACCGAATCTCTATAGATCCTGTCAGCCTTTCTCCTTCCAGGTTGGCTACGGTAATAGGCAATTTCTTTATCATAATATTTTGCTATTGAATCTTGTTTTAGAGCTATAGTAGAGTCTGTTACTATAGCTATTGTTTCTGAATTATCAACAAGTCTATGTGCTCCTTTGATAGATAAGTAAAAGCTACCTGCTATTAAAAAAGAGCAAATCATTCCGCCTATGAAAATACCAGTAGTAAGTCTTTTAACCTGTAATATACTTGTAAAAAATTGTTCTAATGTAAATCTCTTTGTTAATTCATATCCTGTTAAGAACAATGCTACAAAGAATGTAAAGAATATGTCTTGAAAAGGAAATAAAGGAGGTATGGTGTTTGTAATAGACTTTACAAAGAAATATCCAAAGTAAATTAAAAAGATATTACCTAAGAAAGAGAAGTAATATAATACTCTATCGAGAGTCAAGTAATTTTGCTCTAACTTAAAAACTTCTAGCCTAAGCTTTAATTTGTTATATTTTTCTAGTTTCATATTATAATTCTTCTATTATACCTAATATTTCAGCTACTATAAAAAAACATCCTGCTGTTGCTACATACTCTGATATTAAAGCAGTACCTGCTAAAATACGCAATATTGATTTAAATATGCTAATTCTAAAATGCCAGTTTGTATGTGATTCTTTTTCTTGCATTAACCTCTCTGTTTATCTCCTTGGAATTGACCGTTATATAACTCACTAACTTCTACGCAACCGTGAAAGTATATTTGAGCAACTCTAGCATCCTCTTCAATAAAGATAGTCTCATTTACTCTCATTACACATCCCATAAACTCAGTCTCAAATCCTGGATCGAATACTGATGAATGAATAATGGTACCGTTTCTTAATAGGGAAGATCTTTGTCTAATTAAACCTACATAATCTGAAGGTATTTTACATCCTTCCCAGAAAGTAATTTCGTAAGTACCAGGATATAATAGCCATCCCATATTGCCATCTAACTGTACCTTCTCTATATCAGAGTAACCAGCTAAAGAAGTACTATTCCTTAGCACTACTCCAATTTTATCTTGAGGATTAGCTCTAATTTGTTTAACAGTCTGTAGAGATAAATCGTAACCTACTTGGGCTTTCTTACCTTTAGACTGCTCTAATTTAAGCAATCCTTTTTCTATTATTTGATCTGCGTTTAACATAACTAATTACCGTATTTTTTTTGTTTATATTTTGCGTTTAGTACTTCTTCTCTTCTTTTAACAGAAGGTTTAGTAAAAGCTTGCCTCTCTCTTAATTCCTTTACCGTGCCTATCTTATTGTGCTTTTGTTTATACACCTTAAGGGCGTGTTCAATGCTCTTATATTTTTGTAAATCTACTATTATCATTTTTTCTTCTTTGTATATGGAAATAACTTATTTAAAGTTGTCTTTCTTCTAGTACAACCGCAATCTTCATAACCTAATAAGTGAGCAATCTTATCTGCTAATTTATCAATATAAAAAAACTTCGTTATCTTTGCGATAGTATCGCCTAGTCCTTGTGATTTCATTATCTACGTGGGTATCCTTTAGCAAATTCATAAAATTCTAATCTAGCTGAATCTTCATTTAAGAAGCATCCTGATAGTTTAGATGTTTTCATACTAGCACCTTGATGCTTAACTCCTCTACAACTTACACAGTTATGAGTAGCTTCAATCATTACTGCAACACCGATATTATCTTCGCAAATCTTATCTACTGCATTGTGAATAGCTACAGTTAATTGCTCTTGAATAGCACCTCTTCTACTAAAGTGTTCTACGATACGATTTAGCTTACTTAAGCCTACTACTCTACCTTCTAAAGTAGGTACATAAGCAATATGGCATAGACCGTTAATAGTCTGATGATGATGAGAACACATACTCGTAATAGGAATACCTCCTTCGAATACTACCCCGTCGTAACCGTCAGAAGGAAACGAAGTAACAGAGCTTAAATGCTCATATCTACCTCTCCATAAGTCGTTTACATAAGCTTTAGCTACTCTCATTGGAGTATTAGAGCTATTAGGATCATTTGCCCAATCTACACCAAGTGCAGTTAGAAAACTACCGTAATGTCCAGCTGCTTCTATAATAATAGCATGCTTATCTTCTTCACTTAATCCAGGAGCACCTTTTTTAATAGCTTCTTGTAACTGAGTACTAATACCGTTAGCACAACCTGCTTTAGCAAGTTCTAAACTATCAATATCTATATTTTTATTTCTTGTCATATTGTATATTATAAGTATTTTGAAATCTGCTCTAAACGTTCTTCTACTGTACCTGTTAAAGTTATGACTTTTTCTTCAGGTATATAACTCTTTATAAATTTCTGTATAATCCCGTCAATCTTAACCTGTAATTCATGACTCAATCTATCAGGATCGTCTACAAAATCAAATTCAATAGGAATATAGAAAAAGTACTCTACCTGATCTTTAGTCGCTTCAAATAAAGCTTTAATCTCGTCTATATTTACTTCAGGTGAAAGTATTTTCGAGTAGATAATACAGTCAACTAAGCTCCGAGTACTAATTACATTCTTATGAGTTAAGTAGTTTTGGTAAGCCCAAGCGGATAACTCATTAATTGCATACTGCTTCTCGTCGTTAGATAGCTCTAACATTCTACCAATCTTTAATACAGGACGAGAAAACCCGTCCGTAACGTAATAATCAGGAAATCTGGTAGATACCTCTTTTAATAAGGTAGTTTTACCAGTTCCATGCGATCCTATCAATATCTTCATAAGTGTCTTTTAGTAAAAATAACTACTTTTCATCAAACTTCCAAATATTAGTAAAGAAATGTATCCAAGAATTTAGAGAGGTCTCTCGGAGTATGGCATAAGCCTCATCTATAGTATTCGCTCTATTTACAACTTGATAAGCTGATACAATCTCGCCAGCATCTAATTCCGGAATCACCTTATGAACTACAGATCCACAGTATGGATACTTTTCTTGATTTCCGGCAACGTCTTCTTGCTTATTAAATCCTTTTAATTCCGGATACACAGTAATTAACCCTGGATGTCCGTTATAAATTTCACATTCTAAGTGCGTAAACAAGCTTTCAGGGAGTATTCTTAAGTAACCGTGTAAGGTAATTAACTTCTTTAAATTAATCCTTGTACGTAGGTAATCTACTACCGAGGGTTTAAAGGGTATATTACGTATCTCTACGTTATTTTCCCCAAAGATCTCCATGTTTCTCGGTGATATCTTTGTAATGTTATTAGTTACAATTAAACTAGGGAGAATCCCAAGCTTTTCACTAATAGCTACTACTTCAGAACCAGTCTGAGATATAAGCACTCCCCAATTCTCTAATACTTTCATTACTGTCCCATTGCTTTTGTGGTATAGTAGCCTGTATCGATTAAAGCACGTGGAATTAATTCCTCTCTAGTTGCACGAACAGGGTTAATATCTAATGAACCTCTTCTTGAATATAACAACATCACTACGCAATCTTCCACTTCAGGTTTTGCTGTAATAGCTTTAAATAACTTCTCACTACAAAACTCATGAAACTCATTTACCTCGCGTAATGCAATTACTTCTTTTAGTAATCCCTCTAAATCTACACGTCCTTTTTTAGTAGTGATGTGAAAGTAAGCAGCACCTGTATCTTTTTGCTTAGTGTGTCTGCATCTTGATCTTAAAATACCTGTCATTACATAGACATCATCAGATGTTTCTGCAGGTATAATTTTAAAGTGATTTTCTTTACCGGCATAATCACCAATCTGCATCTCTTGTAAAGTTTTAAACCCGATTAATTGAAACAAATCGTAATATCCTTCACCTGGATTCTCTTCGTATAGTTTTTGATCTCCTTCTTTAAAGAAAGATACTTTAGCTTCAGCTTGAATACACTCGCTAATATCCTTTGCTACTTGATTTTCATAATTTTCAATAGCTTCGTGAATTTTATCGCCCATCTTACACATATCAAACGTGTTTAGATACAATTTAAACGATTTAGACTCTACCATAAACTCTGAACTAGCAGGACATACAATTTTTAACGTACCTGCAATAGGTAAACCGTTGTTTAGCAAAAAGGTTGCTTCGTGACAATGCCACGTATCATAACCTACAAATTCATCTCCTTTAATACCCCAATCACCGCGTGCTAATGCTCTTGGCATAGGGTTTAATTGACTTGGATCGAACTGATCCGTGTATACTGCGTAGGAATTAGCTGACCCTAAGGTTTTTGCAGCTACTTCTGACATGTTACTAACTGACATAGCTTCTGAATGTTTTTATATTTCTAAAAATAAGGTCTATTTGGTTTTCTGACAATTTAATATCTAAATTATCTGCAAGTTTTACTTTTGGTTTAGGTTCTATCAACCCATGAGGACCTAGTTTATTTCCTTCCCACCCGTTAATAACTGGAGAACTAGTATCTAATGAGTAGATAAGTCCTCTAAGAGCGATACTAAGATTATTAATTAAGATAAACTCTACTGGATTTTGACATCCTAATAGGTGAAATTTAGGTTTACCAATCCCCATATTGAATCTATTCTCATACCACCAGTTTAAGAATCTAAATCTTACTGTTACGTAATCTGACTCTTTAACTAAATCGAAAGGTAATGCAATAATATCTATCCTCTCAGTTAAGTAGTAGTCTATACAATCAGCAATTTCTTCAAAGGTATCTCCTTGACAAACTCCGATATACTGTTGACCTTCTACTTTAAAGTTTGTTAAATACTCTTTTGCATTATCTAAAGTTTGCTTGTGGTTATTAACTACATCAGGAAGTACGAGATGGGTAGGTTTATATTCCTTACCCAACCCATAAAGTTCTCCCATCGGTATAGACTTACCTAATTCAAATGCTGAATTATCTAATATAGAGTAATCGGCTGTTTTAAGCTTTTCTTTATAAAAGTCAGCATATTCTGTATCTAAGCTTAATAAGTGCCCTAATACATAAGGGTAATCACTTACCTCATCGTGACGGTTAAATAGAGTTTTCGGTATTTCGTGTGAAATTAAAGGCATAATTTATTTTTTATATTCCGATAATACTTGTTCTACATATATTCTTGCTGTTTCATAGTCTACAGGACCTGTTTCGTCTTCATACTGTACAGGATCAGGACGACCTAGTTTGATAAATGCTTCAATACGCTCTACAGAAGCAGCTGATTTATAATCGCTGTTACCTGAAGGGTATGGCTTATAAGATGTATTTGTACGTTTGTATACTTCGTCAAAGTCTAAACCTAATTGTTCGCAGCATTTCAAACCATCCTCTAATATTTCGAATTTGTTTACTTCTAAATAAGGGGTATATACTGATACTAATTCAGCATTCCAGTTACCAATAATAAATGCATCGAAGTCAGCATCTCTAAAATCTTGACGACAGTCAGGGTAGATTGCATGATCACCTGCGTGAATACCCATTGCAATAACTACTTCTTGACCAATAGAACAATCTTCGTTAATAGGTCTAGTGGCAATTGATAAAGCTACTGCTTGAATTAATGAAGCGAAGATTTTATTACGATTAGGTACCACAGTATCTTTCATGTTGTCTTGTTCGTAATGTCCTTCAGGTACATCTTTACCGCCTTCAACTAGAGTTGAATTTAATAATTGAGATAAACCATCTAATTTGATAATTTGATGTTTTACTTTGTAATATGGTATATTTTCTGCTTCAGAATCATAACCATCGTTAATGTACTGTACTAATGATTTAGCACGCTCTAATTCTACTTTGTGTTTTTGACCATAATCAAAACCTAATGCTGTTACTTCATAGCCGTTAGCTAATAGGTGTAACAGTAACGAACTACTATCTAGTCCGCCTGATAATGATAAAACTGCTTGTTTTTTCATGTTTAAAAATTGTTAAAATTTAGAGCGTATTATTTTGTGAATCGATTAGCTCTATAACCGAATTATTTTTTATCTTGCTTACTATTAATATCTTTCTGCAAGGATAATATTTGTGTAGTAAGGCTACCTACTAGAGTTCCTAATTGCGACCAAATATCATCACACTCTTTTTCTAACTTTTTAATAATCTTTTGCTGGTATAGTTGAATTATTACGAGTACTATTATAATACCTACGTATAAATGCTCCTGTGTGAATGTTATTGTCATAATATAAAGATACTATTTTTTATTTGTATCAACAACTTCATTCATAAAGTCATAGGCTTCAGGCGTACCAGGGAAAGCTATAAAATCGGGACGTTCCATCGTTCTTTGTAAAATTTTGATAGTTAAATTTTCGTCTTTTGTATCAAGTACGAGAGGTTCAAAAACAAACTCATCTGGCTTATCTTTTTTATGGACAAGAAAATATAAACTACCAGCACCTGCGTGCTTGATTGCTTCGTAAAAATCTTTAGCTGTTGTTTTCATAATATAACTCTCTTACTTTAGCTCCCAACTCTTGATCATTAGGAGTACTTAAAACTGTGTATTCAGATACTGTAAAGGAATGTCTATGAGAATCTAAAGAAATTGGCCTATCTATAACATTATCACCAGGACCATATTCCATTTTAACATACTGTTGTTTTTGTTCTTGCTCTAAAGCACAAGATAAATGATCATAATTACTTAAGTAATCGTAATCTACTTCTGAGGTATCTTTACCACAATACTTGCAAATATAAGCTTCCATATATTATACGTTTAATGTTTTATTCCATGCTGCAATATGCAATCTAGTCAATCCTCTAAATCTATACTTCTTAGCCATCTCCATTACAAAACGAGTACGTTCTTCAAAGTTAGAAGCATCATCTAAACCTGGCATACAAACAACGTTTTTAAGCGGTATATTAAATGGTTCAACGAAATCTCTAAACAACTCTTGTACATCTTCCTCAGTACTAATAACAAACTTAAATTGATAGTTTTTATGTTGTTTAATACGCTCAATTGCCTCTGGTACAATACGTTGTTTAGCTGTCATACCTGAATTAGATAATTTAGGTGAGCAGTTAATTTGATCTAGCATATTAAATAACTTAACATCTATTACTATAGTACCATTAGTTTCAATTTCATAGAATGGATGAACATCATTTCTATCAAGATATCTTGACATCCAATAGTTAGTAAAATTAATAATTGATTCTTGATGTCCTTTAATTGTTGGTTCACCACCAGTCCAAATAATATGAACTAAACCATTTTTAATATCTTCATATACTCCTTCTTCTTTCCAACGATTAATTAAATAATCGAATTCTTTATCTTCACCTCTCCATAACCATTGGCTTGTTGAATCACAAGTCCAAGTAGCTTTACCCTCTGCATGCAAGTCGCCTACAAAGATTTCACCGTCTTCTAACTTCTGTTCTTTCTCTAGTTGATTGGTAAATGCACGAGACATACCGCACGTTAGGTTACAAATACCTAAACGAACGAAGTACGATGGAATACCAGATGAAATACCTTCCCCCTGTACTGTATAAAAGTCACTACTAATAAGTAACTTATTTGGATCTATCTTGCTCATTATTTTTTACGTTTTAATTGCTTTTCTGAGATAGTTTTTTCAACCGCTTCTTCTTTTATTTCCGGTACTGCTCTTTTAAATTGAGCTTTCCACTCTGATTTAGGAATAAATTGCCACTCCCTAGTAGCTGTATAGGCTTTTTCATCAGATACTCTAATGATTTCTCCTGTTTTTGTACTCTTTAAACATTTCATAGTTAACCTCCATGTTTTATTGTAATTAAATTATTTTTTATCTACATAATGATGTAGCTTCTTTCTTAACCTATCAATTCGTATTTGGCAATACCATTTTCCCATATTGCTAGATGCATTAGCATACCTTTCTTGCCAATACTTAATAGCTTTGTTAGTTTTAGCATTAGCTTCTTCTAAGTAATCAATATCCCAATAGCTATTATTCTCTTGTATTTCCTCATCGGTAGGAATATAAGGATTATTCTCTCTATACTCTTCAAAAAGTATTTTACGTCGAGACTTCTCTTGATTTTTTTTAAATTTTCCTGTCGTCATATTCTAATACGCCCTTAGCATCAGCGTAAGCTTTAATTTCATTAAATCTTGCTCCCCTAAAATTGTCTCTTTCTCTATCTGTGATACTAGCTGCTTTAACTTCTGTCCAACAATTAGGAGTTTCATAAATGGTAACTCTATGAATCTTTAAACCGGTTTTAGCATTTTTATAGACTTCATCAAATAAAATCTCCATTGCAAGAAATACCTCACGTGAAATATTCTCTACAGACGGGTTACAGTATTCACCTTCACCGCCTAAAGACATTAACCACAGTTTAGTACCGTACTCTCTCGTAGTTTTAATTAACAGGTCATCTTTTGGATTTAAAATCATGCCGTGATCTAAAATATCGTCAATCCACTGACATCCAACTCTTTTAATTTCTTTAAAATCAATTGCATATCCAATTTCTTCCATATTTTCGAACGAGAATGTTAACTCGTATAGGTAAGTATGTCCATGAATGTTATAACATTTCATGAATTCGTTCATGACTCTATGGCCTGAATCAAAATTACCCTTTCTACTAATGTATTGCGTCTTACTCATAACTGGTATTTATATAAATTTAACTTCTTT